TTTAGTTGTTATCAGCTAAAGTCATTGACCACTGCCAATGCACCTGCTTGGCGCACAGCTGTGTCGTAGAACTTGTTTACGTGCAAAGCAATCTGCGCTGTACCTGCGTTGCTGTATGGGTCGACCAACAAGTCGATACCACCGAAGAACGCGAGCAACATACCAGCAGCGTAATCACCAAACAACAAAGTGCCCACGGTTGGAGCGCCAGCTGTGTCAGCGAGGTTAGGCGTGAAGTACGTTGTAAAGCCGTCGAGTTGGTTGTTCTCGACTACGGCGCGAATTGAAGAAACTGCTGCTTCACCCTTAACAATTGACATTGCTGAAGGTGAGCCAATCCATGCACAACGTGCAAGGTCGCCACCAGCAGCCAAGACTGCCTTTTCCGCGTCCGTGATGTCGGCGTAAGTCAAAGCACCGGCAACAGCATTTGTATCACCAGCACCTGCAACAGCAGCAGCAAACACTGCTTTGTCGATGGTCTCGTTGATACCTGCTGACAACTCGCGAGAAATGAGAGCGTCAACAGCTGCGCCACCTTGCAACATCAACTGCTTCGACCACAAAGTCTTAGCCGCAACGCGGTTTGGCGTCAATGAAACATCATCCATCTCCAAACCTGAATCGTTATCAGCACCAACTTCTGTTTCTGCTGTACCTGCTGCCTTGGCGCTTACGCGTGGAAATTGCAAGTTTGCGGTTGCGTTGTTGATAGTAGTCACCCCGATGCGTTCAGCCATGGTTGGAGTACGCAGGGCGTCAATTGCACCTGGCACAGCGGTTGCAACAAAGCCTGAACCGTCACCTGAACCAGCCTGAAAATCGTCAGCAGCACCAGCACGGAACAAAGCCGCACCAGGAATACCAATTTGACCTGACATGTTCAAGCCGCGTGACTGCATTTCGCGGCCAGCTTCCTGTGCCCATTCAGCTTCTGCACCTTCCAATGCTTTGCCCAGTGCAACGGCATTGACGGCACGGCTCAAGCTGAAAGACTTGTTTACGCGGTGGATTTCTTTCGCTTCAGACACTGCACTGCCGCCCATCTGGGCCTGACGCGTAATCATGTCTTCAGCGGCTTGACGGCGTGCAATCTTGCCGTCCAAACGCTCAACCTCGCGCTTGCAAAGGTCGGCTTCTTCTTGTTCGTTGTTGGTCCAATCGCGGTTTTCTGTTTCTGCGAGGTTTACCAACTCTTCAAAGCGATCGGCGTGCTTGGCACGAGTCGCCTTCATCTCATTGAGATTCATTTGTTGTGGAATTTGAGGTTCGTTATTCTCTGTATCTGTGTCGGCGACCGCATCCGCGATCACTTCGTCAATATCAAGCTGTTGGTCACGCGCTTGCACCGTGGCGGCTGCGTATGCCGGATACGTCACTGGTGACACATCCAACAGTTGCCGCACCTTGTCTACGCTGCGCACTGTGCGTTCTTCGTTCCATGACTGCTTGTCAATTGTGAACGCAAATGATGACTGTGAAATGTCACCGCGCTTAACGCTTTCGTAGAAGTCCCGTGCGTATTGCTGGTCACCCAGCTTTACTTTGTATTTCAATCCACGCTCGTCTGTTGACAGCTCAAGCGTGCCATTGCTCGTACGTCCCAAGATGAGATTCGGGTCGTGATTGATAAGTGCCCGCACGTCGTTGTCCATGACGTCATCAAAGGCGCCTGGCCTAATGACTTCGCGGAATGCACCGAGGTCTGTTTCGCTGTTGAATACAGCTGCGTAGCCCTCAAGCGTCATGTCGTCGCCATCAGACTCGCGCACCTCAATTGTGCCCATCGTCCGCTTCTCGGCGTCTTTATGCTGGTTGTTGTCCTCCATCGGTTGATACTTTCTCGCTGTACTCGCCCAGGCGGTCCAATGCGATTTGATTAATCTGAATTGTATGCTGATCACCGCCGTCTACGGGGTTCATCTGCTCCTTGCCGCGCACTTCGTTAATGCTCATCACCCCACTTTGCAGCATTTGCTGGTAAAAGTTAGTGCGAGCAGCCAAGTCACCACGGTACAGGTCGTTCATGTTGAATTTGCTGTAAACGTCTGGGCGCTCAAAGCTTTGAATCAACTTGCGGTCAATTTCTTGCTCAATGCGCTTGGCCCATGGGGCAATTGTGTGACGCGCAAACTGCAAATTCTGCTGTTCTACGTTGTTAAACGTCGTTTGGCTCGGTAGCTGTACAAGCGACGTCGGTACGCTGTATATGCGGCAAATTTCTTCCGCTTGAAACTTACGCGTCTCAATAAACTGCGCTTCATCTGGCGTGATTGTAATGCGTTGGTACTTAAAACCGAACGGCAACAGCTTGGTACCTGCGTTCATTGCGCTTTGGTTCCAGCTGTTCTGAATAACGTCCATTTGTTCCTTTCGCAGCGGCTGATCTGACGCCAAAACGCCTGTCATTTGCCCTTTTTGCCCGAAATACTCGCTTCCAAAGTCCTGTGCGGCCTTGGCCAAGCCCATATTTTCGCGATGCAAACGAACTGGCGACATTTTGTTCATGCAGCTAATCTCCAGCATGTTTTCCTGGGTCACTGCGCCGTAATTACGGATGACAAACACGCGCTCTCCCTCCACTTCCTTGACGTCGACGTCGTAGTAACTCACCGGCACCAGGCGCTCTGCATAACCTCGTGCGTTCCGCTCAATAATTGCGTACCCACAGCCGTACATGAGCGCGCTCGACATAAGGTTTTCCCAGAAGTCGTATGCGTTTTGATGCTCATTCGGCGCTGACGTAATCAGCTCGTACGATGGGTGTTGGTTGGCCACCTCAATGTTGCGCCCGTCACGCACGTAAATTTCGAGGTCCAAGCTGCTAATCGTGCTTGCAATTTTGTTGATGCAAGCGTAGACGGTGCTAATGGCCAGTGCGCTTTGTTCGGTAACATTGACTCCGCTGCGCACAATGGGGTTGATGCCCATTTCGGCCTCGATTGTTTGGCTGTTGTACTTACCTACTCGGTAACGAAACAAGGCGCTCAGGCGTTCGGTTAGTGTGGCCATACGTTACGGGTTATCTTATAATATACGGCAAAATACTTACAAATCAAAGATTTCGAGCATGATGTCGTCTTCGCCTAACGTGTGACAATATTCGTTCATGGCTATGATACTTGCAATCACGCCATCTACCTTTTTGTTCTCCTGGCGTTCCTTGGTTACGCGCTTATTTTCGTTTACATCAGTGTACACGACTGCACATCCCATTTGCCAACGCAAACAACGATTGCCTCCGTGGATGATTTGGCCACGCATCGCCGCCATCTCGAACTCTTTTGTCGGTCCGTTCATGGTCGTAATGTTTTGCGCCATCGGGGCCATGGTGATGTTGTCGGCTTCCAGCTCGCTGACGATGTACGTGCTGAACCTAGGGTCGTAGCCAATTGACCTAACGTCGTATTTGGCGCACTGATCAGCGATGTAATCTTTGACAATGCGGTAATCAGTCACGTTGCCTGGCGTAATCGTGATGTCGCCTTCGCGCTCGTACGCTAGGTAGTCAATCCCTGCGCTTAGTTTTTTGGTGTGCGCCTTTTCTGAATTGACAAATTGATGCACAACAAGATAAAAACAGTCATTGCTATCGTCACGGAACAGCAACGAGAATGCTGTGAGGTCTTGAGTAGATGCAAGGTCAAGGCCGCCATAAGCCGGCAAAGTGCTAAGTAAGTCATACGGAATAGGTTTGTTGCCCTTCATCCAGATGTCGTCCGGAATCCACGCGGTTTCTGCTGATGTCCATATGTTCAAGTGTAGTCGCAAAAAGCTGTTCACCATAGATGGATTGGCCTTTGCGTTTTGTACTGCTTGGTCAAAGTAGCTTTTGTGGCAAATACTGCCGTAACCAGGATTGGCCTTGCGCCATGTTTCCTCTTGCGTCCAGTCGTCGTCCACGTCGGCGCAATACAGCACAGGCAGAAACGTCGGGTCGTCGATAATGCCGTCGCGCACCTTTTCGGCATACTCGTGAACCTCGTAGCAGATAGACGCGCGATCGTGACCAGCTGTCGTGAGTGCCATGGTCAATGGCTGACGTCGAGCACCTGTCGAGGTGGTCAGTACGTCCCACAACTCGCGGTTAGGTTGTGTGTGCAGCTCGTCAAAAATCACGGCATGACAGTTCAACCCGTGCTTGGTGTATGCCTCGGCGCTAATCGACTTGTACCAGGAGGACTTGTATTTAATGACGTTTCGCAGCACTCGCGATCGTTGCGTCAAGTGGCGGTTGTTGCTAATCATGTCCCGTGCAATATCAAAGACGATATTCGCTTGACCACGATCTCCAGCAGCGGAGATAATTTCAGCGCCAGGCTCGCCATCAGCAAAGAGCATATAGAGAGCAATAGCAGCAGACAGATTAGACTTGCCGTTTTTACGAGGTATCTCAACATAGCAAGTGCGATAGCGCCGTAGTCCGTCGGCATCCTTCCACCCAAATAGCGGTCGTATGATGTCGTCCTTCTGCCAGTCCTCAAGGAGAAAAGGCTTGCCACCCAATTCGCCTTTGACGTGCGTGCAGAACTTCTCGATGAAGTCCACTGCTTTCCCTGCCGCCGCCTCATCAAACCAATACTTATCCGAAGAACTCTGCATTCTCGTCAGCTGCTGGCTTGCCTTCCCCAATCCAGTTTTCCAATCGTGTGATGATGATCTGCTTGCGGTGGCGTGCCTCTTTGAGTTGTTGCCACTCTGGACGCATGCGGCTGTACAC